CAGCAATATGCTAGAATGACTATTCATCATACTGTTAAGGAAGAGGGGTTTCAGGTAGAAGAAGAATGGGAGATGGATAATAATTCAATTGAATTAACAGTTTCTAGGTGGGTTTGATATGCAAGAAGAAAGACCGTGGGGATGGTATGATGTCATTGACCACGGTGATAGATATAAAGTAAAAAGTATAGAAGTTCAACCAAATCAAAAACTTTCACTACAAAGACATTATCACAGATCTGAACATTGGGTTGTAGTTGATGGGGCTGCTTTGGTTGAAGTTGATGGTAAAGAAACTTTGGTTTTTGAAAATCAAAGTACATACATTCCAGCAAACTCTATACATAGATTATCAAATCCTGGTAAGATACCATTAAGAATTATTGAAGTTCAAAGTGGATCTTATTTGGGAGAAGATGATATAGAAAGATTTGAAGATGATTATGGTAGATTATTATGAAAATAGGATTTCAATGTAGTTCTTTTGATTTGTTTCATGCTGGTCATGTGACTATGCTGAAGATGGAAAGAGAATTGTGTGATTATTTAAAGGTAGCTATTCAAGTGGATCCTACTATAGATAGACCAGGTATTAAAAATAAACCAACACAATCAATATATGAGAGATATGTTCAGGTTCAGGGGTGTAAATATGTTGATGAGATACTTGTATATGAAACAGAGTTAGATTTACTCAATTTAATTAAAACACAAACATTTCATATTAGATTTTTAAGTGAAGAGTATAAGGATGTAGATGTAACTGGAAAACAGTATTGTATTGATCATGGAATAGAGATTCATTATCATCTTAGAAGGCATACTTATTCCTCAACCGAGATTAGAAATAGAGTATATGAACTTGAAAAAATAAAAAAAGATGAAAAAATGGATACTAAAATTATAAATCAATATTCACCAAAACTATTAGACAAATATAATAAGTAAATGACTATTTTACTAACAGGTGGAGCAGGATTTATTGGTAGTAATTTTATTCATTATTTAAATCAAAAAGGTTTTGATGATATTGTTATTGTTGATAAATTAACTTATGCATCTAATACTTCTAATTTAAGTCCATTTACATTTCCAATTGAGATTGTTGATATAGCAAATAAAGATAAATTAGAAAAAGTATTTCAAAAATATAAACCCAACTTTATTTTTCATTTTGCTGCTGAATCTCATGTAGATAATTCTATTAAAGATGCATCTCCTTTTGTTGATACAAATGTTATAGGTACACTTAATCTTTTAGAATTATCAGTAAAGTATGGAATAGAAAAGTTCCATCATATCTCTACAGATGAAGTATATGGTGCATTAGATTATGATGATCCTCCATTTACTGAGGAGACCCCTTATAATCCTCAGAATCCTTATTCTGCTTCTAAGGCTTCTAGTGATCACTTTGTTACATCATTTAATAATACTTATGGATTACCTACAATTATAACTAATTGTTCTAATAATTATGGACCACGACAGAATTCTGAAAAGTTAATACCCAAAACTATTCTTAATATTATTAATAATAAGAAAATACCTATCTATGCACAGGGACAGAACATAAGAGATTGGATTTATGTTGAGGATCATTGTAGAGCTATATTAGATATATGGTATGGTGGAACTATAGGTGAGAAATATAATATTGGTGGTGAATGTGAAGTTAAAAATATTGATTTGGTTAAACAAATTATAAAACTATTTGGTGTTGGTGAAGATTTAATTGAATATGTTGATGATAGACCAGGACATGACTTGCGTTATGCTATTGACAATGCTAAAATAAAAAACACGGTTGGATTTAAACCTAAGTATTCTCTTGAAGATGGGTTAAAGAAAACAATAGCATGGTATCTTGTGGTATGAAAGTAACAAAAACAAATCTAATTGATGCTTATGTTATTGAGGTGGACAAATATGGTGATGATAGAGGGTTCTTTATAGAATCCTTTAATGAACAAAAGTTTTCAAAAGATGTTGGATTTTATAATTTTGTTCAGGACAATCATTCAAAATCTTCTAAAGGGGTTTTGAGAGGTCTTCATTATCAGATACAACATCCTCAAGGAAAATTGGTTAGATGTATATGGGGTTCTGTTTATGATGCAATTGTTGATCTTAGAAAGAGTTCTGATACTTTTGGAAAATCTTTTGGTATTAAATTGGATAGACCAGAGTTACAACTTTGGATTCCACCTGGATTTGCTCATGGATTTTATACCTTAACAGATAATGTTGAGTTTGTTTATAAGACAACTGATTATTATTATCCAGAATATGATAGGACATTATTATGGAATGATAAAACACTTAGTATTCAGTGGCCTTTTTATGAATGGTGGGGTTATGTAAATCCAATTTTATCAGAAAAAGATAAAGTTGGGTTGTCTTTTAATGAGTGTGAAAAGTATGAATAAGATTTCTGTATATGGATCTACTGGATTTATTGGTGGGACATTTTGTGGTCTATATCCTGATAGTATAATAAAGATTCCAAGAGAGCAGAGAAAACCTGAGTCAAATGATATATTATATTTGATTAGTACTACAACTAATCATAATATGCTTACTGATCTTACTATTGACGTAGATGTAAATCTTCGGATTCTTTTAGAAACACTTGATCACTGTAAAAATAGTAAATTAACTTTTAATTATGTCAGTACTGGATTTGTCTATGGTTTAGATACTATTGATGCAAAGGAAACAGATATATGTGATCCTAAAGGGTTTTACTCAATTACAAAGAGAACAGCAGAACAACTTGTAATTTCTTTTTGTGAGGTTAATAAAGTTAACTATCGTATTATGAGAATTGCTAATGTATATGGTCATGACAAGACTGTATCATCCAAAAAGAATGTTCTTGGATTTTTAAGTGGATTGATGAGAGAAGATAAGGATATTACATTATATAATAATGGTGATGATTTGAGGGATTATATGCATGTTATTGATATATGTCGTGCATTGAAGATTGTAATTGATAAGGGTGAATTGAATAGCATTTATAATATTGCCAATGGTAATTCTTTACCGTTTAGGGAGATATTAGAAATGGTAAGAGATAATCTTGGTAGTACTAGTGAATTTATTCCTATAGAAACACCAAGATTTAATCAATTATCAGTACCAAAGAATGTTTCTTTGAATGTGGATAAATTAAAATCTTTAGGTTTTAAACCAACAATTAATTTGTATGAAGGGTTGCAAACTCTCTGCTCTTAATGTATAATATATATTATAACAATTATTAAGTTATGAGTGAATATAATAAGACAGCATTGGTTTTAGGTGCTGGTGGTTTTATAGGAAGTCACATGGTAAAGAGACTTCGTTCTGAAGGTTATTGGGTGCGTGGTGTAGACCTTAAGTATCCTGAGTTTTCAGAATCAGAAGCAAATGAATTTATTCAGGGAGACTTGAGGGATGTAGATTTTGTTCGTAGAGTAATACAATATAAAGGAGAACAAGGTAATTTTTATAATGAGATTCCTTATAGATTAATTGAACCATTTCATGAGATCTATCAGTTTGCTGCTGATATGGGTGGAGCAGGATTTGTATTCACTGGTGAGAATGATGCTGAGATTATGCAAAATTCTGTTACTATTAATCTTAATGTGTTAGAGCAGCAAAGATTATTAAATGAGACTTTTGGTGATTATAAGGAATGGACAGAAGCAAATAGACCTAAATTAGATTATAAGACTAAAATATTTTACTCTGGATCAGCATGTATGTATCCAGAGTATAACCAATTAGACCCTAACAACCCAGATTGCCGTGAAGATTCTGCATACCCAGCTGCACCAGATTCCGAATATGGATGGGAAAAATTATTCTCTGAAAGATTGTACTTGGCTTACAATCGTAATCATGGTATTCCTGTTAGGATTGCCCGTTATCACAATATTTTTGGCCCCGAAGGAACTTGGGACGGTGGAAGAGAGAAAGCACCAGCTGCAATCTGCCGCAAGGTTGCTCTCGCAGAGGAGGAAAACGGATCTATCGAGGTGTGGGGAGATGGCTTACAGACT